TGCCAACTGACTACCTCAAGGGTGTAGACTTCCGTATTGCTAAGACATCAAAAGGTGGTTTTGCTGACTACTCTACTTCTAAGTGGAGCCGTCGTGAACGTTCTTTAACGGAAGTTGAAGCAACAGCCATTGAAGCTCACGGCTTGTTTAATTTGAGCGATTTCCTACCTAAGAAACCTACTGATATAGAACTCAAGGTAATGAAAGAAATGTTTGAAGCATCAGTTGATGGCGAAGCCTACGATATGGATCGTTGGGGTCAATACTTCAAACCAGCAGGTATGGGAGCCGCAACAGGTGATCCCCATCGTGCAACAGCTAATACATCAACACCGGCTGCTAAAGCCAGTGAAGATTTTGATGAAGAGTCTGCTCCGGTAGCTAAGGCTGCACCAGCGGCAGCTCCGGCATCATCTGATGGTGCTAGTCGTGCGCAAGATATTCTTGCCATGATTCGCAATCGTCAGAAGTAATTAAGCTAAACATAGAGTGCGAGGCAATCTCGCACTCTCTTTCATTTCTAGGAAAATAATAATGGCAAAACTAACTAAATTAACAAAAGTAAATGAATCAATCACTATCAATCGTTATGATAATGCTTGGATGGTTGAAATTGGTGGACGAGATAAAAAAGAAGAGTGGAAGACCTCTAAAACAGTCTGCAACACAGAAGAAGAATTGATTGCGTTAATAAAAGAGTACAACGCAATGGACTTGGACAATTAATATGGCAAAAGCATTTGATATTTCTAAATTTAGAAAGTCAATTACTAAATCTATTGACGGTTTGAGTATTGGCTTTAACGACCCAACAGATTGGGTCAGCACAAACAACTACGCATTAAACTATCTTATCAGCGGAGACTTTCAGAAAGGTATTCCGTTAGGCAAGGTCACTGTGTTTGCTGGCGAAAGTGGCGCAGGTAAAAGTTTTATCTGTTCAGGAAACCTAGTAGCAAATGCACAACGAGCAGGTATTTTTCCAATCTTAATCGATACAGAAAATGCGCTCGACGAAAAATGGTTACATGCTCTTGATGTTGATACAAGTCCAGACAAGTTGTTGAAACTTAATATGGCCATGATTGACGATGTAGCAAAAACTATTACAGAGTTTGTTGCAGAATATAAAACAATGCCTGAAGATGAGCGTCCTAAAATATTGTTCATTATTGACAGTCTTGGTATGTTGCTAACTCCTACAGACGTTAATCAGTTTCAGGCAGGTGATTTAAAAGGTGATATGGGTCGTAAGCCTAAGGCACTGACAGCACTTGTTCGTAATTGTGTTAATATGTTTGGCTCATTGGGTATTGGTCTTGTTGCAACTAATCACACATACGCTTCGCAGGATATGTTTGATCCAGATGATAAAATTAGTGGCGGCCAAGGCTTTATCTATGCAAGTTCAATTGTTGTCGCTATGCGTAAATTAAAATTGAAACTCGATGCAGACGGCAATAAGACTACAACTGTTCAAGGTATTCGTGCAGCCTGTAAGATTATGAAAACACGTTATGCCAAGCCGTTTGAAAGTGTACAGGTTGAGATTCCTTATGAAACGGGTATGAGTCCATATAGTGGATTAGTCGACTTGTTTGAAGCCAAAGGGTTGCTTAAAAAAGAAGGAAACAGTCTTGTCTACACTACTAAGGACGGCGAGATTATCAAACAGTTCCGCAAGGCTTGGGAAAAGAATGAGAAGACTGGCCTAGACATTGCAATGGCAGACATTTCTAAATACGGTGAAATTTCCATTTCTGAGATAACTACTACAGTTGAATCAGACTTGGAGGTCACCGAATGAAAGACGACTTAATTGCAGATATATGGACGTTGGTTATTGAGCACATCCCAGAGAAACATAGAAAAGATGTAGCTGCCGATTTTGTTAACACACTATTAGATTACGGTATCAAAGAATCAACCCTTACAAGCCTATTAGGTGTTGACGGTTATCTAGATACTGCAATTGAATATGCAACTGACGGCGAAGAAATTGAGGAAGATGACACCTACGAAGATGAGGATTAAATGAATTGGTATGACAAGGTTAGTAAAGATATAAGCAACATTCCCAATGCTGTGGCCTATTATGAAGCTGAGTTAATTGAAGCAAAACAAGATGTACGCATAGCAGGAAACATTGAGAAGGCAAGTTCGCAAATGCCTGGTATTGTAGAAGAACGCTTTAATCAACTTCAAGAAATTGAAGGTATCCTTGAGTACTTAAACATTGAACTCCGAAGACTTCGTAGTCAACACTTTCGTAAATATCTTGAAAGTTATCAACGAGCTTTATCTTCTAGAGACTGTGAAAAATTCGTAGAAGGTGAAGCCGACGTTGTAGACTTTGAAAAGATCATCAACGACTTTGCCCTACTGCGTAACAAGTGGCTGGGCATTATCAAAGCACTTGATCAAAAACAATGGCATCTAAGCAATATTGTTAAACTACGAGTATCAGGATTAGAAGACGCCAGTCTTTAAATACTGTATAATATACGCAGATAAATATCTGTATGAAACGTATTGTACTAATCACAGGGGGTTTCGACCCCCTTCATTCTGGGCACATCGCCTATATCAAAGCAGCTAGAGAACTAGGCGATTCGTTAATTGTCGGAGTTAACTCTGATGATTGGTTACGCAGAAAGAAAGGGCAAGAATTTATGCCTTGGCAAGAACGAGCTACTATCATCTCAGCACTACATGATGTTGATAGAGTTATCAACTTTGACGACAGTGATAACAGCGCCAAGGATGCTATTAGAAAAGTGAGAGCTATACACCCATCTGCTCAAATAATCTTTGCTAATGGTGGAGATAGAACGAATGACAATATTCCAGAAATGGATATTGTCGACGACAATCTACAATTTGTATTTGGGGTTGGCGGATTTAACAAAGCTAATTCTAGCTCGTGGATCTTACAAGAATGGAAAGCACCTAAAACAGAACGCCCCTGGGGTTACTATCGTATTCTACACGAAGTGCCTGGGGTAAAAGTTAAAGAACTAACAGTCGAACCAGGAAAAAGTCTAAGTATGCAACGACACCAATACAGATCAGAATATTGGTTAGTTAGCGAAGGAGCTGCCATAGTAAATCGTTGGCACGAAGATTACGATCTACCTCCTGTAATACTAAACAAACACGATGAATATTGTATTACTACAAATGAGTGGCATCAGTTAACTAATCCCAATCAAGAACCTGTTCGAGTAGTTGAGATACAATACGGTGAGCAATGCATCGAAGAGGACATAGAAAGAAAATGAAAATATTCATTGGATATGATATTAGAGAAGATGTTGCCTATCAAGTGTGTGAACACAGCATACACAAACATCAGCCTCAAGCAGAAGTAGTGCCATTAAAACAGAGTGAACTTCGCAGTACAGGAATTTATACTAGAGAAGTAGATACATTAAGTTCAACCGAGTTTACTTTTACAAGATTTTTAGTACCTTATCTTGCAGGATATCAAGGATGGGCTGTGTTTGCGGACTGTGATTTTGTTTTTGTAGACGATGTTAAAAAACTTTTTGATCAGGCCGATAATAGATATGCTGTAATGGTGGTTAAACACGATTATACTCCTAAAGAAGGTATAAAAATGGACGGCTGTAAACAGTTGCCATATCCTAGAAAAAACTGGAGCTCGATGATTTTATGGAACTGCGGCCATGCTTCTAATCAACAGGTTACTCCAGACCTAGTGAATTCACAAACAGGACAATACCTTCATAGATTCCAATGGCTAGACGATGCAGAAATAGGAAACTTGGATCCCGAGTGGAATTGGTTAGCCGGATGGTATCGAGAACCACAAGACGGAACACCTAAGGCTATACATTATACCGAAGGTGGACCTTGGTTTAAAGAATATCGGCAGTGTGAGTATCACGAGGTATGGAAACAAAATCTACGCGAGATGTTACAATGATATTTCTTAGCAAAGACGGAGAAGACCCGTATATTTTGCAATTTGCTCAAGGTTGCGGCGGCAGAATTACAAATACTAAAGATTTCAAGTATGAAGATAGTTCAGACACTATAATCTTAAGGGGTATTCTTAAAAAGAAAATAATATATCAATGCTGGAAAGATAAAAGAGATTTTCTTTATATGGATACTGGATATTTTGGAAATGAAATTAATGAAAGTAATCCTAATGGTTGGAAATACTGGCATCGAATTGTAAAAAATAATTTACAGCATCACGACATAATCTCTCGACCAGATGATAGATGGCAAGTATTTGGGAAAAAATTACACCCTTGGAAAAAACAAGGTCGAAAAATTTTAATAGCCAAACCAGATGAAAAGCCTTGTAAATTTTATAATATCAATCTAGAAGAATGGACAAACAATGTTGTAGATACGATTAGAAAACATACAGATCGTCCTATAGAAATAAGAAATCGTGCAGCTAATCGAATTGACAGAACTGTGTCTAACACATTACATCAAGCACTAGACGATGATGTATTTGCACTAGTAACATATAATTCAGTAGCAGCTACTGAGGCTGTGATGTATGGAATTCCTGCATTTACACTTGCACCTAGCAATGCTGCATTTCCTGTTACAAGTCAAGATTTAACTAAAATAGAAACACCTTATTATCCCGATCAAGATAAAATTTATTCATGGGCGTGTCATCTTGCCTACGGACAGTTTCATCTTAATGAAATTAGATCAGGTAAGGCCAAACAAATGTTGGAAGAACTATGGTAAAAGAATTAAGTTTAGAAGAATCTCTAATACAGGGATCAAAGCATAAATGTACCGGCGATATCAATGATCTTTCAAAACCTTACGTGGTTAGAGGGATTGTAAAAAAAGATCATATGTTAAATTGTATGCAGAATCATAGAGATTTTTATTACATTGATACAGGATATTTTGGAAATTTTCCTAGTGTAGGAAACAATTCCGGAAAAAAAATATGGCATCGCATAGTAAAAAATAATGTACAGCATTGTACAACCATCGACCGACCGTTAGATAGATGGAATGCTCTTGTAAAACAAGATCCAAGGCTGCAATGGACTGGTTGGAAAAATTACAACAAAAAAATATTATTAGTCTTGCCTAATCCAAAAGCTTCTAGATATTATGACATTGACTGCGAAACCTGGATTGCAGAAACAGTAAGTAACATAAAAAAATACTCGGATCTTCCCATAGAGATTAGAGAAAAAGGATCTCGTAGTTATAGAAATTTAGAATATTCTATATACGATGCATTTGACTCCGGAGTATATGCCACAGTGACCTTAAACAGTATTGCAGCATTAGAATCAGTGCTATATGGAATACCGGCATTTGTGTCAGTACCGTGTGCTGCAAGCCCGTTAGCCGGTAACGATTTATCAAAATTATCAACACCATTTAAACCAGATTTAGACACAATCATTAATCATTGTCGTACTATATCATACGGACAATTTACGCAAGAAGAGATTCTTAACGGTACTGCCTGGAGATTATTGAATAATGAAACTGTTACTTAACGACAAAGAAATTGCTAGGTTTTTAATTCGGATAGTGAATGCATTAGATTCGTGTAAATCTATACAAATGAATCAACGACATACCGCTGGAGCAATAGAGTATGTTATAGAAACAAAAAATAAACCTAAGTTTCTTTTAAGCAAACATAAAGATAAAATCAAACAAAAAATTCAACAAGGAGTTCGTAAAGATCTTGCTGAATGGGTAGATAATGTAAATCAGCATGTCGACAATCACAAGAAACATTTTTATAATAATATCTATCAGCATATAGAATTAATTATTGATAGGTTGGAAGAACAAACAATTTTAGATTGCTATACGGTACACCCTAAACAAGATTTTATAAAAACAGTAGGCCTTCAGATTGATCCAACAGCAACGTTGATTAGACGAAATAATTTTACTGACCCCAATGAAGATTGTCTATTAAGAAATACTGTAGGAAATGAAAATATCCTTATTGAAAAAATTGACAATAATCTTCCTTTTTGGTTTATAGACAGCGGTTATACTAATTTTGTTGAACCTAACAAAAAATGGCACCGACTCACAAGAAATCATCTACATTTTAATTCACAGTTTACAGCCCCGGTGGATAGATTAAAAAATTTTACAACATTTCCAACACATTGGCGTAAAGATGGCGGAACAATCTTGATTATAGAACCTGGACCATTTGCTGCTGGTATCATGCGTGTCGACACAACAGTTTGGACTGAACAAGTTTGCAATGAATTAAGAAAATATACAGACAGACCAATTGAGATTAGATCAAAAATAAACAAAAAATCACGAACTAGTCTATACCAAACTCTGCTTAATGGTGATTATTATTGTACAGTTAGTATTAATTCAAATAGTGCAGTAGAATCTATCTGGGCCGGAATACCGGCTATTACTCTTGATAAACACGTGAGCAATACTGTGACTAGAAATAAATTATCAGAAATTAATAATTTATATTATGGCCCGTTGGGAGACTGGCTAGCATGGCTCAGCTATTGCCAATTTACCTATGAAGAATTAATGGATGGTACTGCATTATCCATTGTTAGGGAGTGTCACGGTGTCTAAAATAACTGCTGTGGCCTATTATGCCGGAATTCCTCCCAATAACAACAATTTAGAAAAACCTGCAATATTAGATAATTTTTGTCACGGAGTTACCGCATCTGGCGATATTGCTATTGCACACAAAGATCTATCTGTTATACCCTGCGATGTTGCTCTTATTCAGGGTTTTGTGCATTTGCTTGGAAAAAATTCTCCGCATCTATTACTTCGACAGCAGGCAATAACTGCACAAAAAAATAATAAAAAACGTAGTCTAATCGTAGACAGTAATTTATTTCTCTATGCAGATCCTAAAAATAAAAAAACATATCTTAGATTTAGTTTTGACGGAGTGTTTCCAACTACTGGATTTTATTTTGATAAAGATGTTGATCCTGCTCGATGGCAAAAAATAAGTCAGAATCTCAATATTTCTTTAAAACCATATCGAACACAGGGTCGGCATATTTTAATATGTCTTCAACGAAACGGTGGATGGTCTATGAAAGGACTCAGTGTGATCGATTGGATGAATGCTACCATCAACAAAATTAGACAATTTTCACCCAATCGTCCTATAATTGTAAGAGCACATCCCGGAGATAAAAAAATTAAGTCAGTATTGGCTGTAAATCACAAAAATACACATCTAAGCACAAACGAAAAATTGATAGATGATCTGCAAGGCGCCTGGGCAACAGTTGTTTATAATAGTTCCCCTAGTGTTGCCAGTATTATTGAAGGAATACCAACTTTTATAACTGATCCTAGTCCTGAGCATAGTCAGACATACGCTGTGGCTAATACTGATTTAAGTACTATAGAAAATCCGGTTATGCCTGAGAGGCAAGAATGGATTGAAAAAATCAGTATGAGCCATTGGAATTTTGATGAGCTAAGATCAGGTGAAGCCTGGCAATTTTTTAAGAAATATGTCTAGAGCCAATAAGCTTCAGTTCGTTGCACTTTGAGATCTTCACGTTTACTTCGGCCAAGTTTCTTTCTACCGCCTTTTAAATGATCCAACCAGGCTCCCCATTGACTGTTAATCAATGGATGTCCTTCACCAGAACTTGCTCCCAGTATAGGTCGTAGGTCGTGTAGATGAGCAGCCCAATCTAATTTCTTTAGAAATGGCATTCTGTCCTTGACTGCATCAAACACATAACTGTCGTGCCATTCTTCTAATGTAAAAATACCTGCTTCGGCTTTATCGTACATTCTTTGAAACTCCATTAGAAACATTTTTGTTTGTTCTGATTTTAAATTCATTGAATATAGGCCGCATTCTGAATATTTTCCTTTTCTTCCAAGATAACAAAGATCTTGATCCATTGGAATCATCTTATATAACTCATGCATTGTGATGGGACTGTGACAAATGGTATCTGCATCCATCCAAATTAATATATCTGCGTCAGTGTGTTGGGCACAATGAAAAATTGCATAGACTTTGTGAGCAAATCGTACAGCATGCCATTTAAACCCCTTACCAGCATCTTTACGTTTGCTTCTTACAGGATCTGCGCTAACATCTCCATTAGCCTTTGGAACATTTTTCCACTTTTCTTTAAATGCAACTAATGTAGCACTAGCCTGATGCAGATCTCTAACTACAAGATTAGATGCAGATTCTTTTACTGTGCAGTTTTCAGAATAAGCATACAGTGTGACTTCTTGAGGCCAATTTTTTATAAAAGTTTCGATCATTTTTTGACCGTACTTACTGTATCCGTCTTGATGAAACGTAGTTACTACTGCAATTTTCAAGATTGAATTTTCCAAGTTTGTATTCCTTTACTAATGTCAATTAAATTATAACCAATTGATCCGATGGTCAGTCGTTCTTCCTTAGATAAGAAATTTTCACCT